CAGTATCATCATAACTCGATGTCACTGGTCTAGCTTCTAATTGTGTAACCTTAGCAGCAACATCATCAACAGATTGCTTTGTTGCAAAATTACTAGTATCTATTGTAAGCTGTGTTTTAAGCTCTTCTAGTTTACTGTTTGAAACATAGTCAATAGGTAGTTCAGACTTTTTCGCATAGTCAATTAAACTTTGGTGTGTTGTTAAGAATCCTTTGCTATCAACTGTGTTGTTAACTATCTCTGTAACGTTTGGCATTTCGCTTTTTAGTTGATAGTCGTTAAGCGTTGAAGTTCTTACTACGTCTGAAATATCACTAGTTCTTACAAACTCTGATAAGTCAGTTTTAAGTGCGTATGTACTTTTAGCTTTCTCTAGCTCTTCCGCCAGTACTTCTTTTGTTAGAACATCTAACTTATCAACAACTACACCGTTAGCAAAATATCGCTCCTTAATAGGTAGATTGTCTTTTAAATCGTACTCTGACATTTTGACGTCAAAACTAAATGAGTAAATATCGCTTTCTTTCTCTTCATTCTTCAAGATGATATAGCAGTTAACTCTTTCGTTATCAGTAATTAAGCTAGTGTCAAACTTAAACTTAATCTTGTTGTCTTCAATTCTTCCTTGCGTTTCCCAATACTTAACACTTTTCACAAACTTGAATAGTATTATTATTTCTTCATTAGTTAAGGTGTGATTGTTTATTGTTAGTTCAAACTCATTATTATTCTTATCGTGAGAGTAAAGCTCGCAATTACTGCGAACTTTAACTCTTTTATTAACTGTACTGTTAAATGTTAGTTGTATTTTTTTATCTATCAATTATTTTTCCTCCTTTATAGGAAGTTTCCTGCAGGTAGCGAACAGGTCTGAAACGTAACTATTGCCTCCTAGCTCTTTATAAGATTCATAAAGTATAGTTATGTCTTCTAACTCTTTAGATGTGATGTATCCTCTTTTTACGATTCTGTTCATATCTTTTAAAAGCCTATATCTACTTATAGTCTTTGTTCCTGTCGCTGTCTTTTGTGATAATTCCTTAATCTCATTAAGTTTAACGTTTATTTCTTCTAAGTTCTTGTTATCTTTTGCAAGATACCATTTGACAATAGGTAATAATATAGGTACTGCAACTCCTGTGCTTAATCCTATTATTAGACTATCGCTCATTTTTCACTTTCTCCACAAGAGCTTTTAATTGCTCGTTAGAGTTAACAAGCTCTTTTAACTCATTAAGCTCTTTGTTTTCTTTTTTAAGCTCTTTGTTCTCTTGATTAACGTTTTCGTAAGCTAATCTGTACGTTGCTAACTCTATTGTTTTTTCTGATAATTCCTGCGCTACAATGTGAATTGGTTGTATTTGGTTATTTTCCATTTTTTAAAATCTCCATTTCTTTTTCTAGTCTTTCGTTCTTTTTAGACAATTCTTGAATCCCTTTAATTAAATAAGGCACTAGTTCAAATGCGCCATAACTTTTTATGTCGTCTGGAAGTTGTTTAAATGCATCTGGAAGATGTTCTTCGACTTCTTGCGCCATTATCCCGCAAGCTATATCTTTTACTTTTCCATCATACTCTTTTGTGTAGCTGTAAGTATTTAGCTTGTTAAGGACTTCTAAAGCATTAACTTCGCTTTCTTTGATATTACGTTTATAACGGCGGTCTGATACATCTTTGTTCGCCGCTACCCAGTCATAGCTGCCCCACGGATAATAGAAATATACGTAACTTCCTTTGTTCTCAATTCTCTCGTACATATGAGAATATAACCACTTACCAGAGTTACCTTTTTCATCATTAAAAATAATATTCCCTGTAACTTTTAAATTCCCGATAACTGTCGGTGTATTCCAAAAGTAAGCAGTATTTTTACAATACATTTCTCCGTTTTCTTTAACGTACCATGCTCTCGGTCCGACTTCGTCCCAACGTGTTCCCCAGTTTACCCAAAGGGCAGTTTGCCCCCACGTTCCACTACCATTAGACATACCAACATAGAACTGATTTTGCCCAGTTAACCACCATGCACTTTGACCATCTCTATCATGTTTACCAATTTGGAAGCCTCCTATATATCCCTTATAAGCTCGTAAAAAATCCGTCTCTAATTGAGTAGAAGAGATTTTAACGGCTTTTAAGTTATTGATAAAAGCATTCCTTGCGAATAATTTATCTATAAAAGCATCCTCTGCCGTTAGTTTATTAATCATCGCATTATCAACTCTTAAATGCTTTCCCTCTATAGCTAATGCATCAATATGTTGTGATTTAATGGCGCCAGCCTCTATATGCCCTGTTTTTATTGTTTCTGTTGCTATATGTCTAGATTTTATAGTGCCATCTACAATTAGCTCTGCATCACGTTGCTTGTATATTTTAAAATTAGTAATTACTAGTTTTCTTGCTACGCTTTCACGTTGGTATATTTGAAGATGATATTCTTTAATTTTTTTACCTTGATTTTCGGGTGTGATGTAAACTTCTATAACTTCGTTAAAATCATTAATTTTAGTGTTATAACCAGAAATATCACACCCCCCCGCTCCGTCAGTTATTGTTCCGTCTTCGTATTCTACTACTAAATGGACTAGAATCGGTAGATTTGAAATTATTTCTTGCGTTAACGTTCCAGAAACACGGAAACAATCTCCTTTTTTTAAATTATCATCAACTATTTTTGGTGTTACCACCTTACTAATAGTAGTAACTTCTACTCTTTTTCTATAGTCGTATATAACTAAGTTGTCATAGTTAGGGGATAACACAAGTCTATCTGTAATAGCTTTTATTCCATCTGGACTAGCAGTTAATAAACTAGAAACAACTTTACCGTTGATTTCTTTTCCGCTACCTAAACTAATACCATTTTCATTAATAGTTATTTCAGATTTTTTTAAAGCCCCAGATTCTATTGTTTGAATACTTGAGCTTATTTGGTTGAACTTAACATCTAAATTAGCTGTAGTGCTGTTTATTTGCTCTGTAACGCTGTCTTTTAGTTCTTTCTTAACTTGTGTGCTAACTCCCTCTGCAGTGCTTGCTAAGAGTGTTTTAAGCTCATTGTTTTGGAACTCTGTTAGTAGACCTTTGTTATTAAGTTTTAAACGTCCCCAGAACTCGCTTGTCTCATCTCGCATTTCTATATCAAGGTCTCTAAGTTGCTTAAAGATACCACTTAATGAGTTAGCTTTTTCGTAAGGGCGTTCAAATGTTGTTACATCTTCTCCACGTTCTAGTTGAATACGTGAGAGTTGTGTTGTTCCGTTGCATCCCATATGATACAACTTAACTTTATCGGTTTTGTTATTTGGTGTGAAAGTATATTCATATTTTCCGTTTCTAAACTTCGCTTCTTGCTTGCCTGTATTAACTTCTACTTGCATATACTACACCTCCACTCCGTATATTTTTATCTCTTTATCTGAAAAATTTAAGTATTCGTTTATTTTCCTTAAACGTTCCAACATTCTTTTTTTACTTTCTAAGTCTTTGAAAGTGAGTTTAAACCCGTTAACGTAGGACTCACGCTGTGTTATTATTACTCCGTCTGATATAGCAAACTCCCCTATAGTTATTTTTTTTGGTGCATATCTTTCAAAATTAAATTCACTATCTTCAAAACTTTCACCGGGTGTCCACGCTGTTATATATATAAATTTTTCGTTTTCTTCTAGGTCTGTTGCTTCTCCTTGTTTATAACTTCTTATAAACGGATAATATAGACCTATTAATTTATCTCCTAAATACCTGCGTGTTACTTGTTTATTATTTACGATTATTTTTACTCTTTTCATGGCACTACTCCACTATATCGTAAATTGTGTTAGGGTCTTTTGTAGGTATGTTGAAGTATTGTTGTTCTGTTCCTATCCAATATTTCAGAGGTTGTCCGTTTTGTTGGTTGATTATGTTGCTACCTTTTAAATTTTCTAAATTAGGTTGCCATTTGCTAGGTACTTCATCCCCAAAACTTATATAAGGCTCTGCGATTTTAAAATGTCCGTTCTTAACAAAATATAAGAAAAACCATTGTGTTTCACTTCCAAAGTCTAAAGTTTCTGTGATAGTGAATTTTTCTTCGTAAATAGTCCATTGATTTCTAGGTAAGTTGCTTAAATTTATAGCTTTTATTGTTTTGTTGATACTATGTTTTTTAATAGCTAGATATAGTCCACTATCAAGGTTAACGTCCGAATAAATGTAAATAGGCAGTCTTAATACTAATTTGTCTCCGTTTTTAAGTATTGTTTGAGTTGTATTAATTTGAACTCCTGCCCATGTGTTAGATGCTGCACCGCTCTTTTTAACGTCCAGAGCGTTATGTCCGTTATAATCATTAGCTAGTATTGACATTGTAGGGTTACCAGATGTTATTATGTCAGTACTAAGAAATTGTGAATCAAGTATTAAATTGTAATTTCCTAGTATCGCATCTTTCCCATTTATTCCATCTTGTCCTTTTTCTCCTCTTTCTCCTTTTAAACTTGCTTTTTCTTGAGGTGCCAAGGCTTGGAAAGTTCCGTTTTCTCCTCTTTCTCCTTTTTCTCCTGCAATATACTTCAAGTCGCTATATCTACTTATCCCGTTACCTATTTTGGCTTTTCCTGTATTTGTTTCTATTCCAATTTCTCCATCAAGTAAGATTAACGGACTTGCTAACCACTCGCTTGAAGACATTCTTTTATGTTGTACTCGTATAGGTATTTTTTCCGCCATCTAATTACCTCCATCAAATATATATTTAGGGTTGTCGTTCCAACTTCCCTCTATGTCGTTCTTGTTACTGTCTGCTATTTCTAAAAATTCAACTGGTGCGAATACTGGAGCAGCGCTTTTTATTGAAACTAATTTATTCTGTTCTTTAAACCACAAACTTTCTACAATTAGAGTATATTGTGCATCATAAACATGAAGTAATGGCTTTTCTATTTCTCCTGTGTTGAACGATACTTCCATAGGGCTGTAGAAACCTGTGCCATCTTTCACTATAACTTTTAATGGATGCGGAGCAGGTCTACTAAGTTTAATCTTAATATCGTAAAAATCATTATTTATACACGTTGCTTCCCAGCTAATAGTGTATTTTTTCCCAACTTCGAAACCATCTCCGTTATGTTCTATTTCTACATAAGGAGTACCTGTTGGTATTTCTCTGTTAGTATCTCCCTCTACTCTGTTTTTCCCATAAGAAATAGAATCATCAGTTCCTACCATCTTTAAAGTAGTTTCTGCAATATGTGTAGTTTCTTCTATTTGTTGCCTTAATCTTGAAATATCTTCCCCGTTTATTGATTTAAAACGTTCTTCAAATTCTTTTACAGCCTTGTTAACTTCTTCTCTAAATGCATCTGTAGTTGTGTTAAATTCTTCTCTAATCTTTTTAGAGAACAACTCACTATTAATTACAGCTTGTTCAATTCCTTGCTTTGCACTATCTTCAATTTCTTTCTTTTTCTCGTTGAAATACTTCATAAAAATAGCTTCTTGCTCTTGTAGTAGTTTGTTAAGCTGTTCCTCTAATGAATCTGCTTTACTTTCTAGCTTTTCAAATTGTGATGCTGTAGTATCATTGAAATTACTTCTTGTGTCTCCAATTTCTAGCTCGTGATTTTCTTCTAGCAGTACATCCCATATAACTTTAATAACTTTTGCGTTCTCATTCATAATGCCTAAGTCTTCATAGTAAACTTTTAATGTGTCGCATAAGTCAACTACTTCAATAGCAATATTACCAAAAATGCTACTTACTTTACTTAAGTCTTGATAAGATAGCTTTAAGTTAAGTTTTGGTACTCCTACATTATTACTTTTAATATAACTGTTAACTGCACTTCTTAACTTTTCGACCGTTCTTATCTTGTCATCACTAGAAAAATCTACTTTTAAAATTCTTCTGTGTGTAAAGTTACTAGCGTGTGGGCTGTCTACAACTATTTCTGGTAATGTTAAGATAATATCTTGTTTTTCTTTGTGTTCATCATGCTCATCTTGGTATTTAACAAAAGGGAATATAGAGGTGTAAGTTTCAATTATGCTTTGTTCTTGCTCAATATCCAGTAAGTTTTTGCCGTAAGCTATAATTGTTGGTGTCTCACGTCCCATTTGTTTATGTAGCTTAATATATAAGTTGTCAAACTCATATTCTCCGCCCCACACATCAAGAATAGAACCTTGTTTACCTCCTAGCGCTTCTCTTGCGTTTTCTATGCCATCCATAGTCCATTTAGTTTTACTGCTAGTTAAAATATCAGACCATACAAGAAACTCGCTCTTACTGTCTAGTAGGTTGTTTTTCCATGTTTCAAGAGCATATGTTGCAGTACCTGCTACTTCTACTTCTCCGTTAAGCACATTCATAGCTGTTTTAACCTGTGAGATGTGCTTACAGTATATTTTGTAACCGTCTTTAGACTTTGTTATTTGTGATACTATGAATCTTTGATTCTTCGCTCTATGTCCTGCATCACATTTTATAATCATTCCCTCTTTAATCTTTTCTACGTCTTTTCCGTTTAAGCTGTAGTCAAATTCAAGAGTGTATATCCCGTTACGTTCTCTCGTAACAAAACAATTAGAAGCATCGGAAAGCACCGATACTCCTAAGTGTTCAAAATTAGTTTCATTTGCTTTGTATAAAATAGGATATGCCATTATGCATTAGCCTCCCATCTTGGTGTAATTTCACAAGTAAAAGAGTTGTTATCCCAGTTTATAACGTTATCTCCTACTTGCAATTTAGGGAAAGGATAAGTATAAACTTTATCGTACTGCGGCTCTTTATTCTGATAGTGTGCGCTTTGCGTTTCACAGTCAATAATAATATGTCCACTTACACCTTTTAGTTTAAATATTTGTGAATTAATAGTTAACTTCACATCTCCAGTTCCAGTAAGTTTAATTAAAGGTTTCGCTTCTCTAAATTCTGGGTTAACTAAGTTTTGCCCTTTTCTAATCTGAATAGGTTGTAAACCTGTTTTTAAATACTTAATAGGATGTATTTTAAAGTTTAAAATACATTTCTTTTTAGCATTCAAACTGCCTTTGATATTGAATGTTTCAAAGAATATAGCTTTATATAAGTATTTATCATCCCAACTAATCTCGAAGTCTTGCCATATCATCTCTGAATTGATTAACCATTGATTCATTAAACGTATAGTCTCATCAAGATTAATTTTAGGGCTTGTTACTTGTCTTTTCACATAATATCTTGTGCCATCTGGTTTATATTTAACATCTAATGCGATGCTTACTCCTTGATAAAGAGCAAAGGGAAAAGCTTTAGGTACAATTTTAAGATTTTTCTTATTCTGAATCTTTGCGCCGTGTACTCCGTCTATCTCAATTAATTCTATATTGTTCTGTGATGATTCTATTTCTATATCATCAATAAGCCTTAATCCTACTTCTTTTGAAGATACTCCATTGTAAGTTATATATTTATTAATCAAGTCTATCCCCCTCCTCTCTAATCATGAATTTAAGCTGTTTGTATAAATCTCTTACATCATCTTTAGAATGATTTTCAAAGTTTTCTATATGTAGTAATGCTTTGTAGTTGTTAGCTGTGCTGTTGTTAACAGTGTTAGTTGCTCCTGCTGTTGCAAATCCTAGTCCTCCACGCCCTAGACTTAACATTTTCTCTGGCGCTATACTCATTCCGCTAGCTCTATCAACCATGTTTCCTAGTGCTTTAAATACTGTCGGACTACCTTTTTCAATACCTTTAGCAAAACCTGCAGGCACGAACACACCTAATCTAGCAAATAACCTAGATGGCGAGTGAATCATCGCTGCTGCTCTTGCTGCTCTCTCTGCTTGTGCAACTAGAGCGTTTGCTGCTGCTGTAACTGCACCTAATGCACTCATCATCCCTTGAGCTAGTCCGTTACCTATTCGCGCTCCTATGCTTACCATTGCGCCAATACCACTCCTTGCTACACCTTGCATTGCGCTATTGATACTGTTCATCGCTCCAGTAATAGCTCCTATAGAGCTATTTAAACCGTTAGCTATGTTTTGCCCACATTCTTGACCTGCATGGCTTCCAGTTTGGCTCATTTCAGATGCCATTTGAGATAAAGCGGATATTATTTGAGAGCAAGCGCTTTGCACTGCAGATACTGCGCTTTGCATAGAGCTTGTAATACTGCTAGATACTGTTGTCATTGCACTACTTACAGATACTGCCATGCTTGTGATTTGAATACCAATTCCAGCTACTGCCGTTCCAATTCCGCTTAATTGTGCTACTGTTGAAGTTATAGAAGCACTTAAAGCAGTAAATGACATTGACATTGCTGTTATTGCCATATTTAAAGCATCAAACATCATTGAAACGCTGCTTAATGATGTTGCCATGCCTGTAATAGCTGCACCAAAAGCTGTAAATTGTGCTACTGCGGTAGTTAAACCTATTCCTAATGATTGAATACTTGTATTGAACATATCTAGGTAAACGCTCATTTGCATTAATCCAGCTAATGAAGTTATAGTAGCTGTTGCGAATGTTGATAATCCTGTGCTTGCAGCCGTTATAGAAGCTGGGATAGTTTCAAATGCTACTTTGATTGAATCAATAGGAGCTACCATGCTTTGTAAAGCTGTTCCTGTTGTTGCAGCTGCTGTGTTAACAGAATTTAAAGAGTTACTGAAAGATGACATAGCGCTACTTAACGCTTCCATCTCTCCTGCTTTACCTGCTATTTGACTTAATCCTGTTGCTATAGCTGTTAACGATTTAACTAAGTTCCATGCGCCAACATTAGCTATATTTTGGATTCCTTCTCCGAAAAGTCTGAATCCATTACCTGCACGCTCTGCAGATTCTCCAACACTTCTGATTACGTTAGCTATACCATCTAATACTGACTTAATGGCACTACCAACACTATTAATTACTGTCCCAATGCCTTCAAAAACGCTTTTGATTCCGTTACCTGCACCCTCAAATGCACTTTTCAGTCCTTCTAATACTGATTTTATCGAACTTCCAACGCTTTCTATTACACTTCCTACACCTTGCATTGCGCTTTGAATAGCACTTCCTGCGCTTGACACAACAGAAGCTATCCCCTCGAATGCTAAACGTATTCCGTTACCTGCTCCAGTTGCAGCAGCACCAACTCCCACTAATGCGCTTTGAATTGCACTACCTAAACTAGTTACTACACTTGCTACACCTTGCAAGGCGCTTTGAATACCTGTTCCAATAGCTATAATAACTGTTGCTACTCCTTGTAAGGCTGCTTGAAGTCCTGTTCCTAACGCTGTGATGATTGAAGTTAAGGCTGTTCCTAGTGAACTTATAATAGCTGTAAGTCCTCCAGATAAGGCGGTAATTACTGCGGAAATTGCTGTTCCTAATGCAGTGAATACCATTGCAACGCCTTCTCCTTGCGTTCCTAATAGTGCAAGTCCCGCTGCAACTAGAGCGATTGCTGCTCCTAGTGCTAAAAAGTTTTGAGGTGGCACCATTGCTATTGCTTGACCTAGTCCTCTGAATGCTGTTGCTAGTCCTGTTCCTATTCCTTTTGCTGCAGTTGAAATACCTTTTCCTAAGCTGTCAACAATTTTAGGAACTCCACTCAATGCACTCTTGATTCCTGTTCCTATCCCTTTTGCTGCGTTTCCTATACCTTTACCTGCGCTATCAATAACTTTTGAAATTCCAGTAAAGATATTTTCTATCGTGTTTTTAGCTCCTGCTGCCTTGCCTGTTAAGTCTTCTAAACTTTGTGTAGCTCCTTTACCTAAGCTCTTGAATGGGTTAAAAGATTTTAATGATTTGAATACATCTAATCCCTTTGCAGCTAGTTTAATAGCTTTAATTGAACCTGCTATCGCTAAGAATCCATAAGCTAAGGCGCTTAAAACACTCGGTGGAATTGCGCTAACAATTTTACCTAGAGCGTTAACTACTCTTGCTGCCCATTTGACAAGCTCTCCGAACACTCTCGCTACAATGGATAATACACCGCTGTTAGCTAAGGCGCTTACTACATTACCTATTGCACTACCAACACTTTTAAGAGCGTTAACCGTTGCGGTAAGTGCGCCGCTATCTCTAAATGCATCCCACATCTTTTTAATGGTGCTAGTCAGTAATGATATTCCACTAACTACTTTATTAATTACCTTGTCTATATCAATACCATCTAAAAAGCTACCTAACTTCTCTGCCATACCATCAAAATTAATTTTATCCAGAGCATTCGCTACTCCAGAAATAGCTTTAATTCCGAATTTATTTAACTTTTGGAAAGCTGGTTGTAGTTTGTTAGCTAGTGATTCTTTCGCTCCGTCTATAGCTTGGTCTATACTTTTAAATTCAGTTGCCATTTTTGCAAAATACTCATTGTTCCCAACTTTCTTAATCGCATTGAAGAAGTCTTCTGTTTTAACTGTTCCATTTTGTACAGCTTGTACAAGCTCACTTGTAGACATTCCCATTTCTTTAGCTACTGCGCTAATCCCTGCGGGCGTTTGTTCAAGCATAAGTTTAAAATCCTGCCATGCTACTTTAGGTTTCGCTGCCATTTGTACAGCCTGTGTACTTAACGTTTTCATTGCTTGAGTTGGATTCTCTGCAGCTGCTGCTAGTCCACCGAATCCAGTTACTAGTTTGTCAGTTCCCTCTATCCCTACTGCTGCTAATTGTGAGTAAGTCTGTGCCATGTCAGAGGCACTATAGATAGTTTTGGTTGCATAGTCTTGCATAGCGCTTTTTGCGGCTTGTATTTCGTTTGTGCTTTTACCTAGCATTTGCATGTTTCCCTCGAAAGTTTGCCATGCTTTAGATGAACTATTAAGCTCTGATACCATGCTTTTTACACCGCTTGTAACACTACCTATTGCCTTACCAATACCAGCGCTAACTAGATTAGCTCCTAGAACACTTTTAAATAAAGAGCCTGTCTTTTCTCCTGCGCTCTTTAAACCCTCTAGCGAATCTTTAATTCCTTTTATCCCAGACTTTGCCTTTTCTCCAGTTAAGTCAACATCTATTTTTACTTTACCTACTGCCATATTTCAACCTCCTTTCTTGTTTATTTTTTAAGATAATTTATTCTTCGTAAGGAAGTTCATATTCTTGCTGTAGCTTTCTCATTTCTTCTTTATACTCTGCGCTGTCGCTTTTACTTGGCTTCCAACTACGTATCTTCAATACTTCCATGAATTTAGTATCACTTGGGAGACCATTTAACAGAGCGTTGAACTTTTTCCAATGCAATTTACTTCTCATTTCTATCAAGTCAATGCCATAAGCCTGAAAAAAAGAAGCGAATATATAATCCGCATCATACTTTAGACTATACATTCGCTCCTCCTCTTTCTTTTGTTGTACTGGCATAGGGTTGCCAGCTAGGTCATATTCAATTGCTTGTGTTTTTTCGTTGACAATGTGCGCTTTGAACACTTCTTCTAAGATTTCGTTTACTTCAATCAAGTCAAAATTTGAGAAATTAGCACCAGTTAGCATTTGTAAAGCTAAATAAGGCTTTATCTCCTCTTGTATTTCTTTATCTTGAAGTAGCTCAAATACTCTTAACACTTTGCCGAAACTTAAGTCAAGAGGATAAACATCATTACCAATTATTAAATTATCTTCTAGTTTTTTTGATAAATTTAACATGATTAGTCTTCAAGATATTTTAATAGTTTATCTTCTTTATAAGTATCCCCGACTTCTTCAAGTAGTCCTTTAATCATTTGAATAGCAAACAATAAGCAAGAAATACTAGATTCATTAGCTAAGCTGTAAACTCTAGTGAACACATCATTATCGAATAGCGATTCCCATATATCTTTACTTATGTTGTAGATAGTGTCTATATCTTCCGTTGTTCCTGTCATGTTGTTAGCTTTTTCTTCTAACTTACCTAGTTCTTTTCCTAATCTATCAAGTTCTTTTATGTTTTTATCATTTACTGCAAAGTTTAAAGTAAACTCTCCAAATTCTACTGGAATTGTGTTTTCATATCTTTTTATAACTACCATGTTAAATATCCTCCTAAATTATATTAATTAAACTACTGCTGTTTCTTTTGGTAAAGTTACCCAACGTAGTGTACATTCAAAGTTTTCAAACTCGTTAGCATCTCCATCTCCTGCTTTGATTCCACTAGCGATGGCAACTGCTTCCCATTGCGTTTTATTGTCTGAACTTACCACTTTAAACCATACTTTACGCTCATCTCCTACTTTGTAACGTAAACCTGCGATTAGTTTTTGCGCTTCATCTTCTACATCGTAGTTCCCCTCGAATGAGAATCCAGCTTTAACAGAAACTACTACCTCCTCTGGAGTTCCGTCTCCGTCATAGTATGCGATATCGTCTGTATCTTCATCTGTCTCATCGTTTACTGTTTTAATGTATTTAGCTAATAGCTTATAATCTGCTTTTTGTGGCGCTGTCGTTGGGTTAGCAGGGTTAAATACTGCTACATAATGCTTTCTTAATGCGTTCTTTTGTCTTGCCATTAATTGTTATCTCCTTTAATTTCTAATTTTGCTGTTAATGTTAGTGTATAAATGAAAAAGCCTTGCTCATCTTGTCCGCTAACAGATGGCTTGGCTATCTCCATTTTCACAAATTGAT